AAGATCGAGCGGATAGCGGCGGATCTGGCGGGCGCCTACGGTATTCAGGTGACGACGGAGCGCGATACAGGCCCGGCGATCGCGCACGCGATCGATCAGGGCGAAACCGCTTTCGAGTCAATCGACCGCATGCTGAAACTGCGGCAACTGCTCGCGACGGACGATGCGCTCGGGCGTCTGGTGTTTATTGATGTCGGCTCGGCGGGCACGGCGAAGACGTCGCTGAAGCTTGGCGACAACATCAAGAGCGCCGATGCGCCGCTCGACTACAAGGACGTCTATACCGAGTACATCTGCAAGGGTCAGCGCGCGGGCACCGACGACGACTTCGGCGACACGGTCGCGAGCGAGTCGGCAGCGCTGACGGATACCAGTGTGCTCAGCCGCCGGCGCGTGCTGCTCAAGAAGTCGAGCGGGCAGTGTGATGGCGGCACGGCAGCGCAGCGCGTCAAGTACGAGCAGGCGCACCGCAAAGCCAAGGCACTGGAGACGACATACACGGTGCAGGGCTGGCGGCAGGCCGACGGGACGCTGTGGCGCCACAACATGTTCGTTCGTGTGATCGATCCAGTGATCGGCTTCGACGACGAATTCGTCATCTCCGAGATCACGTACTCGCTGGGCGAGGACGGAATGGTCGCGAAAGTTCAGGTTGGTCCGAAGGACGGCTACGTCAACAGCCCGGCGAAGAAGACGAAGAAGCAGGGTGGCGGATCTGGCGGTGATGAGTGGAAGGACGTGACGCCCGCCGATAGCAAGGCGCCGAAGGTCAACAACAAGGCCGTTGCCGACGCGACGGGCTGGAAGGACGTGAAACGCTGATGGATGCCCGTGCACTCGGAAAGCTGACGGCGCCGCTCGCGCGCGCCATTCAGAACATGCTCGTGCGCGGCACGGTAGCGCTTACGACGGCCTCGACGAAGATGCAAACGCTGCAGGTCAAGCTGCTCGAAGGGGATACGCCGCTGCCGCTGGAGCACTTCGAGCCGTACGGCTTCACCAGCCGCCCGAAGCAGGGCGCTGAGGTTGTGGCCGCGTTCTTCGACGGAAACCGGTCGCATGGCGTCGTGATCATCGCTGCAGACCGCCGTTTTCGGCTCACGACGCTGGAGGACGGTGATGTCGCGATGTTCGACGACAAGGGCCAGTCGATCGTGCTGGGCGCCGACGGGATCACGATCACCGGCAATGTGAAGGTGATCGGCAGCATCACGGCAACCGAAGGCATTCACGGGCAGGGCAACATCGTCATCGACGGCACAGCGTCCATTACCGGCGATGCAACGATCGGTTCTAAGTCGTTCCTCGGTCACACGAACGGCGGCTTGCACGTCGACTAAAACTCTCTCTTGAGGCGCCGATGCCTAGTTATGCGCAGGACGTACCGCTGTACGTCAATGGCGTCGAATCGTCGTTGCTCGCGGAAACGAACCCGCTCGTGCGCGCGGCGATCATCTCGCTGTTCACGTGGCGTCGCGCCGAGCCCGACGATGTGGTCGACGACACGAAGTGGGGCTGGTGGGGCGATAACGTGTCGGCGGTTGACGGCGACAAGATCGGCTCGCGGCTATGGCTGCTTGCGCGAGAGAAGCTGACGCAAGACACGATGAATCGCGCGGTTCAGTACGCGCAGGAAGCGCTCGCGTGGTTCGTCGAAGATGGCGTCGCCTCGCGCGTGACGGTCACTGCCCAGCGCATTCAGGTCAGTGGGATGGGCCTGACGGCGACGATTTACCGAGTGAATCAACCGCCGCTCGAACTGCGGTTCTCAGACGTTTGGAGTCTCATCAACAATGTTTAACCGCCCGGCGCTTACCGATATTGTCGCGCGCACGCGCGGCGACCTGCTGACGCGTCTGACGCAGGACGAACTGCTTCGCCGCGCGGATGCGGAAGTCAACACGCGCGTGCTGGCGGGCGCGTCGCACGAGATCCACGGATACCTCGACTGGATCTCGCTGCAGATCATCTATGACACAGCCGACGACGAGCTGCTCGTGCGCTGGGCGTCCATCTGGAACGTCAATCGGAAGGATGCGCAGTTCGCTAGCGGAAACGTGCTTGTCACGGGCACGGCAGGCGAAACCATTGCGGCTGGCACTGTGCTCAAGCGCGGAGACGGTGCTCTGTTTGACGTGACTGCCGATACGGTGCTTGGCGCGTCGGCTACGGCGGTACCGGTTGAAGCCGAGATCGCGGGCGCGGCCGGCAACACCGACGCCGGCGTGCAGATGACGTTCCTGAACACGATCGCGAACGTGCAGTCTGTCGTCGTCGTGGATACGAACAAACTGGTGAACGGCTCGGACATCGAGTCAATTCCCGATCTGCGCGCGCGGCTGCTCGAGCGGATCCAGAATCCGCCGAGTGGTGGCGCGGCGGAAGACTACGTTGCGTGGGCGCTTGAAGTGCCGGGCGTCACGCGCGCGTGGGTCTATCCGAAAGAGATGGGCGCGGGCACGGTAACAGTGCGCTTCGTTCGCGACAATGACCCGTCGATCATTCCGGACGCTGGCGAGGTCGCCGCCGTGAAGGCGTACATCGAAGATCCGTCGCGGCGGCCGGTTACCGCCGATCTGTACGTGGTCGCGCCGACTCCTGTCACGCTGAATTTCAATATCCAGCTCACGCCGAACACGGCAGCCGTCAAAGCGGCGGTAGAGGCATCGCTGCGCGACCTCTTACTGCGCGAGGCCGCGCCCGGCGTCACGCTGCTGATCAGTCATATCCGCGAGGCAATCAGCGTAGCGGCCGGCGAGACCGACAACGTGCTGATCTCGCCTACGACGAACCAGGTCTACACGACGGGCCAGATGCCGGTATTCGGGGAGATCACATGGGCGTAAGCGCTGACGCATATCGCGAGCACCTTCAGGATCTCTCGCCGCAGGGTCCGGCGTGGCCGCGCGAGTCCGACGCGTTCACGACACGCCAGCTCGACGCGTGGGCGCAGGAGTTCGCGCGCATCGACGCGCGCATCGACGCGCTGATCGAAGAGGCTGATCCTCGCACCGCATTGGAGTTGCTACCCGATTGGGAGCGTTTATTCGGCCTTCCGGATGAGTGCTACCCGGCATCGCAGACGATCGCAGAGCGTCGCGCGCGGCTGCTGCAAAAGATCGCATTTCAGGGCGGGCAGTCGCCGCAGTTCTTTATTGATCTGCTCGCGGCGCTCGGATACCCGGGCGTGACGATTACCGAGTTCAGGCCGTTCAAGGCAAACAGCAAATGCAACGCTCCGCTCAATCAGGGCGGGTGGCGATTCGCCTGGCGCATCAACGTGCCGAGCACCGCAACGGCGAAACGCTTCAATGCGGTGAGCCGCTGCAACGAGCCGCTTACGACTTTCGGTGATCCCGGTTTGGCGTGCGTGCTTGCGCGTTATGCGCCTGCGCACACAGTTCTATTTATCGCATACGGAGAGGCCTAATGCGCCGCATTTCCACAGCAACGCGAGTCATCGACAAGTTCGGTGCGGGCAAAGATGGTTTCACGAACGGCGATGCCGTATCGGGCCTTCCGGCGACCGATCTCGAGGACGTCTTTTTCGATCACGTTCAAGAAGAAATCGCGAACGTGGTTGAAGGCGCTGGCATCACGCTCGACGGAGCGAACCGTGCCCAGTTGCTCGCTGCGATTCAGGCGATGTTCGCTCCCGTCATCGGTTCTGCCCGCAACGTCAAAATGTTGGTTTCGGCAGCGAGCGCATCTGGGACGCTTACTGCTGACGAGATTACTGTAGGCACTGCGCTGGGCGGAAAGAAGTTTCTGCTTGCCAACTTCAATAAGACCATCAATCTCGCGACGACTGGCGCTGGCGGGATGGATACGGGTGCGGCGCCAGTATCGGGATATGTCGCAATATATGCGATTTACAATCCTGCGACGCAAACCAGCGCGCTGCTGGCGAAGAATGCAACGAGTTCGGTCCAGACAGAAGTTTATAGCGGTGCCAATATGCCGGGCGGTTATACGGCGTCGGCACTGCTCGCAGTGTGGCCTACGAATGGCAGTTCGCAACTTGTACAGGGGTCTGCCCAAGACCGCACATTTAGCCGGTTGTTTGTGCAGGTATTGAGTTCTTCGTCAACGCCTGCCACATTTACTGCTTTGAGTATTAGCAATGCGGTCCCGCCGAATGCAAAATCAATTGCGGGATCGATGACGTTTAATACCGGCGCCACGGCGGCGACTAGTGTTATGTATGTTGCTGGCGACAGTAACGGTCTGAATCGTGAATTGGTGCAATTTACCAATAACGGAAGCACGACTACCAGTTGGAGTGCGCCTTTCAATATCCAGATAACGACACCGCAGACAATGTATTGGTCATCGACCGTTACCGCGGGGACAACCACGTTCTCAATTGAAGTCACGCGTTATTCAATATAGATGGGACATTCATGACAACAACTATCTACGTGCAGTTTGCAGACGCTACAGAGCAATCGATTATTTCCTACTTTGGTTGCCCGCAGGACGCCACGGTCTACCCGAATCAGGGCGCGATCTCATCGACAGATAGCCGGTGGGCGACGTTTTATGACGCCTTTCCCGCTGCTACACAAAAGTCCCTGCCAACGCCTGGGGCATAGGCGGGCAGTAGTAGGGTGGGTAACCGTCTTGCCGCAAGCATGGCGTTCATCGGACGCTGTAAAATACCCTGCTGTTCCGGAGGGGATCGAATGAAGAAACTTGACAGCCTCACTGCACTGCGATTTTTCGCAGCCGCTTCCATTGTCATTGAGCATAGCCGGAATGGGTTCCAGTCAATGGATTGGATTCCGATATTTCATTATGATTATGGAGTCAGTTTCTTCTTCGTGCTGTCGGGGTTCATTCTCTGTTACGCGTACCGCAGTTTTGATGGCGCGCCAAGCGTGCGCGATTTCTATGTCGCACGGATTGCGCGGATATGGCCGCTTCATCTCTTCATGTTGTGTGTCTACCTGATGTTGGTTCCGAAGTCGGGTTGGTCGCCGGGTTGGGGCGGCGGGTACCATGCGGCGATAATTTTTTCAAATGCCCTGATGATTCACGCATGGATACCAATATCGGCATTTTTCTTCGGGTTAAACGCGGTGTCGTGGAGTATCTCAGCTGAGGCATTCTTCTACTTGATGTTTCCTGTTTTGCGCAATCGCTGGGCGCAAACTTGGCACTGGAAATCTCTTTTAGTGCTATCTGCTTCATGTGCGATTCTGCTCATCTCGACAGCATATGGAGTAAAGCCGCTCAACCCATCTGATCCGTGGGCGATTTCATCCGAGGGCATCGGATATATATCACCCCTAGTCCGCATTATCGAATTTGTAATGGGTATGCTGGTCTCAAACGCGTACGTAGCTATCCAAAGCCGAAAATTACCTGAAAGCGTGGCTATGTGGACGGTGATCGAGGTGGGCGCCCTGGCGTTGGTGGTACTGACCGATCGTTTAGTTGGGCATTCTTATGCGTCGCCGTGGTCTGTATTCTGTCTTGAATCCGCTGACGCTCCAGCATTCGCTTTCGTCGTTTTGGTTTTCTCGGTCGGCAACGGCTTGATCTCCAGATTAATTTCTACGCGACCGCTAGTGCTTCTAGGGGAGTCGAGTTTCGCGCTGTACCTGCTCCATCTTGTTCTCTACAGGGTGTTCGACACGCATAGACAACTCTTTACTGTTCCCGATGCGGTGCTCTGCATCGGATACTGGGCGACGGCAATCGGGGTTTCTCTGCTGCTGTGGCGTTTCGTCGAAACCCCGGCGAGGGATTGGATACGGAATCGGGCGCGGCGCGAAGTCGTTCCAACATCGGCGGCGATTTAGAACCTGACCTTCATCTCGATCACATCCGCATCATTCCAGAGCGGCGGGATGTCACGCTGGTTGCTGTTGATCGACATGAAGTAGTGCCGATACGAAAGGGTGAAGCGGCCGTTGCCGACGGATGCGCCGACAACTGGTGCAACGGACCAGTATGAGTCGGACACGTGCAGGTTTTGCGGCGCGCCGCTGCCCACTACCTGCCAGCCGGCGATGTCTTCCGACCAGCTGTCGCGGTGCACGTATGCGCCCGCTTCGGCGCCGACTCGCACGCCGTTGATCCAGTAGTACGGCTCGAAGGTCAGGGCGACGCCTTGCGAGCGGCCGTCCCCGGTGAAGAAAGCCGTTGGAACGCCAGTCTTGTTGACGTAGGTGTGCGACTTCGCGTTGTAGTTTTCGTCCATCGGCGTGCACGAGCAATCGGCCGCAGCACGCCCGAGATTGACGTACTCGGCGTGCCAGTCGATGCCCCATTTGCCGCGCGAGATGACGGGGCCGGTGAAGCCCAAAGAGAACGCCGGTGGCTTGCTGGTCAGGTTCGAACCGCCCGGGATGCCTTGCTGCTGCCAGCGGCCGTCGACGGTGTTGTAGTGCGCCGCGCCGATACCGATCTCGGCCTGCACATAGTCGTTGATGTAATCAGCATGCGCCTCGGTTGATAGGGCGAGCGAAACCCCCACGGCGAGTGCCGTGATATGCTTTTTCATGATTCGTTTCCTCAACTTCGCGGGTGTGGACTCGGGTCAATCAGCGCCCCGACGGTTGCAGCCGTTCGGGGCGTTTCTAATTTGTGCCTTCATAATGAAGGTGTTGATATGATCATAGGACGCCTCCATGATGAAGGCAAGCGGTTTGTGCTTTCATGATGAAGGTGCTAGGATTGGTTAATGGCTACCTCCCTAGACCAATCTGACTTCATCAAGACGGCGCTTCGCTTGCCGCGCGAGCTTCATGCACGCGTACAGGTTTCCGCCGAGTCACATGGTGCGTCGATCAACACGGAAATCATTCAGTTATTGCTGAAGGCACTCGACGGACAGACCGTTGAGTTAGGGGACAAGTCGCTCGACGAAATAGAAGCTCGAATGAAGAGAGCCATGAAGCACAAATAAGAACCGCCGAAAGGCGGTTTTTTTACGCCTACACAAATCGACCATCAACCGCCTTCGGGCGGTTTTTTCGTTAACGGGGAATCGGATGAAAGCAAGCCCAACCGAGGCAGCGAGCTATGCAGGAAGCGCGGTAGCGATGGCCTCATCGCTGACGCTGACGGACGTAGGCGTGATTGTCGGTATCGCTACGGCGGCCCTGACGTTCCTGTTGAACGCGTACTTCATGCGGCGCAAGGACGCGCGCGAGCAGCGTGAATCCGATGCGCGTCTGCGCGAGATCGACAGCCACATTCACGGACACGGGGCTGCGCAATGAACGTCGCTCTGCTCGAAGCGGAATTACGCCGCGATGAAGGCGTGCGTGATCGTCCATACCTGGACACCGCGAAGAATCCAAAGCGCACCGTCGGTGTCGGCCACAACATGGACGCCTCGCCGCTGCCCGCAAGCTGGACGTTTCCGCTGTCTCCCTCGCAGATACAGCAGCTGCTCGACAAGGACATCGCGGACACGTTCCACCAGCTCGACGTCAGTCTGCCGTGGTGGCGCGAGCTCGACGAAGTGCGAGAGCGCGTTGTCGCGAACATGTGCTTCAACCTTGGTATTTCCAAGCTGCTGACGTTCAAGAAAGCGCTTGCCGCGATGGAGCGGGGCGCGTGGCTGGTCGCGGCGGCCGAGATGAAGGATTCCGACTGGTACGGGCAGGTCGGCGCGCGCGCCGTGCGCCTATGTCGCGCAATGCAAACCGGTGTCATGCCCGCATAAACCAAAGGCCCGCTTCGGCGGGTTTTTCATTTACAAAGGAGTGTTCTCATGAATCAGACGTCTCCCGCCGCGACCGGAACAGCCGTCACGGCGACCGCAGGCCTCGTTGCTGCGCTCGCATGGGTCAACAACCATTACGGCCTCGGCTTGACCGCGCAGGATCAGGTGTCCATCGCCGGCGGCATCGTCGCCGGTATCCACTGGCTCGCGCAGCAGTACGCCACTCGCGGCACCGTGAAGAATCCCGTAGTCACCGCCCAGCAGTAATCCCTCGCCGAATCCTCGGCAACCGCAAAGGAATCGTCATGAAACGTATGCTGCGTATCGCGGCAGGCTTGGCCCTGTCCGCTTGTGTTATCGCCTTCGCTGGCTGCAAAAACCTTCCCACGGTTCAGCAGACCTTCTCGACGGCATGCCCGATCATCGCGAACGATCTTCAGGTCGTCGCCGACTCGCCGCTCGTGAGCGCGGACGATCAAGCGAAGCTGAATAAGGACGTGATCCCGAAGGCGAAGGCGATCTGCACCGCCGGCGGCCAGTTGAATGTCACCAACCTGAAGGCGTTCCACGACAGCCTGCTGCCGATGGCCGTCATGATCGTGCAGGCCGTACCGATGCTGCCGGATCAGACGTTGATCCTGCTCGCGCTGCAGACCTTCGGGCCTCTCGTGCAGCAGCAGGTCGACATGCTCATCACTGCGGTGACGACACCCGCTTCGGCACCAACTGCCGCGTCAGCGCCGGCGGCCGCCGCATCCGACGGAGCGGCGACGCAATGAGCAAGTTCCTCACGTCTCTGCTGATGGAGAACGCCACCGGCCTGGACGATGGGAGGTGGCGTCTGATGGCGCCGCTGATCTATGACTCGGATGTTGCAGGCAAGGTCATCGTCGTGCCGACCGGTTTCATCACCGATCTGGCGTCAGTACCGCGCGTGCCCATCGCGTACATGCTTGCTGGTGGAAGCAGCAACGAAGCATCAGTCGTGCATGACTACCTCTACTCGCAACACCTCGTTGACCGCGCGACGGCTGACGCAGTGCTGCGCGAGGCCTCGGCGGTTACGGGCGTTCCAGCGTGGCGCCGCGCGATCATGTGGGCGGCAGTGCGCGCGTTTGGCGGCTCGCATTGGGATGAGAAGCCCATTGCGGCGTGACAACAGTCTATGGCCTGTATTTCTGTTTTACAGGCTATGGACTGTATTTAATCGCTGGCCGTCCGAGAGGAACGATAAACGAATCGATCTCGCTTTGCGCAAGCTGGTCCCGACCGCCAATGCACACGACGCGCCCGATTTCCGTCACTCCGCGTCCGTTGCCGGTCATGGCGAGTTTCATCCCATGGTAGTCGCCGACTCGATAGACAGTGGGTTCCGGTGCCCTGCCGAAAGTAAAACCTTGGGCGCACGCGGGTGCCTTTTGGCTGGTTTGAATGACAAGCAGATCACCCTCGGCTTCCAAGATTGATTGGAGCCGTGCGATATATTCAGACAGCTTCATCCATTCTCCTCGGCCTGCCCGCAGGCAGCGCGTCTATTTTACCCTTCCAAACCCCAACGCCTCAGGCCTGCTGTAGCCAGCGTTCTTGATCTTAATCCAGTTGAGTGAACGGCCGCGCATATAGACAGACCATGTTCGCTTTGCCACCATCCCCTCGAAGTCGTGGCGTTGCACCTGCTCGAACACAAGCTCTCCGACGCCCTCAGCATGCGTCACATAGACTAGGCGCGGCGTGTCGTCAAAGCTGTCGCGAAGCTGCTGTTTGCGCTCGAATAGTGGCCTGTCTCGGAGGTCGCGCGTCCCTGACGTGAGCATATCGAACACGTACAGGCGCGCGGGGCACTTCCTGACGGCAGATGGGATGCTTCTGGGCGATATGGTTTTGGCCCGCTGCTGGAGTAATCCAAAATCGCCGCCGCGACCAGCTCCGACCGCCAGTTCCGCATCCAATACGAAATCGCCTGGCACCGCAAAAACAGCCTTGACGACATCGGGAAACGACAGGTTGAACGGCTTACCCTCGCGGCTGATCAGATCCACTTGATCGCCGTGCTTTCTGACAAGGCATCTGAAGCCGTCGAATTTCCATTCGAACAGCCAGTCGTGGCTCGAGAACGGACGCTTTTGCAGCGTCGAGTGCATCAGGTCGGTCGCTTCGATCACTTTCGCGACGCAAACACATAAGCTAGTTTCGCCCACGCATCGTCTCGCGGGCATCCCGTCAGGCTGCAAAAATGCTCAAAGTCATCGACCGGTGTATGGCCTAGGTCGTTCGGCGCGCCCGTCAACTCGGCCAGGATCGCCTCTGGATTTCCGTACTCGAACATGGCTCACCTCCTTGGGCGACCCTCAGCATTGTTCGGGCCCGATTCATCATCTGAACCGGTCGCCCGCGCGAACATCGCACATGCCTGCTCCGGATTCGGCTTCACAGTCATGCGTCCGCCATATAGACACGTGATCGTGGTCGGGCGCGGATTCTCTACCTGCCAATGCTCGCACATCCAGCAGCTTCGCCCCTCAATCGGTTCCGTGAAAAGTCCCATTTCGACACCTGTATATCCATACAGTGGTCAATGGTACGCCTATCGCGGTTAGTGTGTGCCATAGGCCGATGCCAATCCCAATAGCAACAAGGGTCTGCCGGGTGTCAAAAGTCTGCACAATGGCACATTTCGACGTGCACAACCTATTGTTTCATTTGCATTATCTGGCGCTCCGTTCGATAGGTTAATAACCTATCCGGGGTTCGAATCCCCGTCTCTCCGCCACCCTACACATAAGGCTTTGCGGCCTTTCCACAAACCCCGCTGTGCCATAAAAGCGGGGTTGTGCCATAGAATCGTCAGCGCAGCGGCCTTACGCGCTCCGGTTTTCTGCGATAAATCCTCTCGGTAACCTTGCCGTCGGCGTGCGCGAGCAACGCTTGCGCGTGCTCAAGCGTCTCCGCATCGCTGGCGCATTTCGCACGGAGATCGTGCTCGGTGAAGTGCTCTTTGACCTTCGTCTCGTCGAGCACGCGCCCCATGAAATTGCGCCACATCGTGTCCCATCCGCCGGCGCGCCCGGTGTCCTCGTTGAAGTAGCACTCGCCGCTCCGGTTGCAGAACAGCCACGGCGCGATCGAGACTGGCCGCGTCGATTTCGCCATGGCGACGGCTTCGCGCAGCTCGGTTGACCATTCGTAGATGAGCCGCTTCCCGGTCGAGCTTTCCGTCTTTCCCGGCGTCACGTGGATGCCGTCCTCTTGCAGGTCTGACATCGTCAGGCGCAACAGATCGCCGCGGCGCAGTCCAGTCAGCAGTTTGAGGCGCATGTACGCCTGGATCGCGAGCACGCTGCCGCTCTTGCGGCGCGACTCCAGCGACAGGCATTCGATGATTTCCCAGTCTTCGACATAGCGCGTGCGCGGCTTCTCGCCATCAAGTCTCACCTCGCCCTTGAAGGGATGCTTGTCGAGGTAACCCCATTCGACAGCCTTCGTGTAGGCGTGGGATAGCACTTCGATTTCGCGGCGCGCGGCTGTCTTGGCTGATCGCTTGTCGACGTACTGGTAGATGTGGCGCGGCTTGAGCGAGGTCAGCGCTAGCGCGCCCATCACTGCGCGCAGGCGCTTGATCGCGACGGCGTTGTGCGCCTGAGTCGTGACTTCCTTCTTCGGCACGACCTCGAGCGAATAGCGCTCAAGCAGTTCGCCGATGGTCTTTGCATCGTCGAGTGAGCCCAGCCGTTCGGCCCAAACCTTGTAGGCTTCGGGCAACGACTTTCCGAGTCGGAATTGCTTCTTCCCGTCCCACGACGCTTCCAGGCCCTCGGGCACGCGGTAGTAATAGGCCCCGTGGATGGTTCGCCAGCGAGCCGGAAGGCCCTTGTTTTCTTTGTTTCTGGCCTTCGGCATTTATGCTGCGCTCCAGTCCGGCATTGCTTCGTTCTGCGCGCTGCTGTCGCCGGCGGCGCCGAGCTGCTGCTCGACGTGGCGACGCGAGACGACCAGACGGCCATCGGCGCGCACCTTGTGTTCGATTCCCATCGCGCGCAGCGCGGCTTCCTGCGAAGCGCGCTGACGGCGCCCGGTCAAGTCGACCAGTTCTTCGGGTGAGAGAAACATCGAATTGATCATCTGATGCTCCAGTTTCTGCGTGTGGTTTCGATTACTCGTTGTGCTGCTTCGGTCATGCTAGGATTCGCGGAAAAATCGGAGGCCATGCATGAATGACTTCATCCACGAGCATAAAGTCGAGACGTATAAGTCGCTCATCACGATCTCCCTTGAGGCTTTCAAATACCTCGCGTTGTTGAACGGCGGCGCCGCTGCAGGCATGCTGACGGGCATGGACCGCGTCGTATCCCTGATTGGCAAATCGGCTTTCCGAGAGTCGATGGTCTTTTTTGTTACCGGGCTCGCTTGCAGTGGACTGGCAATCATCCTTGCCTGGTGCACGCAATATCGACTGCACGCAGAAAACATTGGTCGAGCGAAATTGGATAGCCATAAATCGATCGTCAATGTTGCTTTGGTTTGCGTTGTTCTCAGCTTTGCGGCGTTTTGCATCGGCTCCCTGCATGCGGCTTTTAAGATTCATTGAGTGCTGGCTTGCTTCTCTGCGGATGCCGCGATAGCGCTCAAGGCGGCGTCCCATTCCTTTTGCATCTGCGCGAGCTTCTCGCAGAGTTGATTGTCGAGTTCCTCGCCAGTTCGCTGCGCCATGTTGAACATCGTGTTCGCCATGCGCGCGCCGGCCCGCTTCAAAGCTTCGAATCTCGCATCCTTCGCCATTGCGCTGTCAGCGACAGGGGCGGCGTAGAGCGGCGTAACGCGCCAGCCTTGGTTCTCGTAATGCTCGACGGTGGGCTTCTTCGAAGTGAGAAAGGCCAATGCAGGGCGCTCGCCCTCGGGGGATGCGCATTCCCACGCAACAGGCTTCAGACTCTTGATGTTGTCGGTCATGCTAGGATTCCGACCGCTCGGAGAAGAAAAACATGGAAAGAGTTGTGTATCGGTACGCGACCTTGGTTCTGCTGGCAATTTGTGGTTTCTTGGCTTATGACTGCGTCCCATGGAAAAAAGTGGACGGACCGACATGGGCTGGCTGGGCGCAGGCGATCGGTAGCGTCGCGGCGATAGCGGTTGCGATGTGGCTTGCCACACGAGAAGACCGCCGAAGGTCTGCCGAAGCTATGTCCCTTGCGGTTGCAACCGGAGCAGCTCTCACGACTCGGCTCGCTATTGCGTCGATACAAGCCGAGCGCCAGTGGAAGAAACTTGCTTTCATGGCTAAGCATGACGCCGCCCCCAGTACTTTTGAGACTGCAAACGAGCAACTGTCGGCGATAGACATCGGAACGATCGACGACGTGAAGTCTTTGATTCCTCTTCCCGACGACGCTGCGTACAAACTGGCGGGAGCGCAAGACCGGCTTCTCGCCGTACGGCGCATGCTGAAAATGGCTTCTGAGAGCCGTGAAATTCTCGATAACTCCGAATTGAGAAAAGATTTCGCCGGTCAGTGTGAGTGGTTGCTTGGCGAACTGCGAGACCTTGTCGACAAGGTCCATAAGGAATGCGAGCAGGCCAGTCATGGCCGCGTCAGTTCTGGCTGGCCTTTCAACTTGAGCTAATTTCTGGCATACCGATGGAGATCTCATATTTACGCTCCCGCATCGACGGCTGGCGCTTCCGGCGAGGGGGCGGCGGGCAGCGGCGAGTGCTTCGGTTTCGCGGCCTGCTTGGCGCGGATCGCTTCTACCTTCGTCCAGATGCGCGCTAGTTCCGTCTCGCCAGCCGCGTGCATGTCTTGGCCGCTCGCGAGGCACAACGCGGCGAGCGTGACCATTACGCCGCCGACTTCCTGATGAAGCTCACCGATGGGCCGGTCGAACGTGTAGTCAACGAGCTGGTGCGCTTCGCTGCGCGTCATGCCGTTGGCCTGAACGAGTTCGGTCGCTTCCTCGAAAAAGCGATGGTTGCGCTCGATACGATCTGCCGCGATTTCAGCGCCGAAGCATTCCATCATCCACGGCTGCACGCGCGCCTGAAACGGCAACGCCACCTCTGTCGGCGCAATGGCGTCGTCGAATACCGCCGTCGCAGTGTCATTGGGTTCCGGCCAGATCACGTCTCGCGCAATGGCGTCAGTCGCTTCGGTAGTGGCGAGTGCGGCGCGGGCGGATTCGCGAGTGACGATCTCGACCGCCTCGGCTTCGAGATTCTGAAGGCGTCGCAGTTCGTGCAGTACGCCGCCGATCGATTCCGCTTCACTCACGGTGATTCCGCGATCTTCGCTGTAGCTCAGCGACTGGCAGTCGGCGATACAGGCCATAAGAGCGTGCCGGGCATAGGGGTTCACAACATTCTTTGTGTCATCAAGAAATGACGCATACGCTTCGATCTGCGCGCGGGTTTTCTCCGCGACAGCATCCAACTTTCGCGCCCATACCTTGTGAATATGCTTTCCCTTGTACTCATCCGCAGCCGGGTTATAGGTGCGAAGCTCGTGCGCGATGCGCTCAAGTTCCGACACGTGCGCCTCCCGCTCTGCAATGGCCGCTGCGTCAGCGAGGGGGGTGGGAGTGGCGGCCCATGTGTTTAATTCCGTCGTTAGCGTCGTGATCGGGTCGTCGTTGCAGACAATTGCTGGTGCGTCGCGTAGCACCATCAGTTCGCGGATTTCATGCGGCTGTCCGTTGAGTGCTGCCAGAAGTTGGCGTAGCGCCTTCGCGTCCACTTCAATTCGTTCGTTCATGGTTGTCGTTGTCCTTGCGGTTAGATCAGGATCACTTCGCGAGCTGCGCGGATGAATTCCGCCGCTGCTTCCGCATTGATCGCGTTGCCGTAGGCGCGCAGTCGTCCCACGCGCGAGGGAGCCCCATCAGCCAGCGGGAATGTGCCGGGTTCAACTGGCCGCCACTTGCCATCTCGGCATAAGAGCCAATCAGCATCTCGCCAGAAGCCGTTAGTCGGGCCGGCTGCGGGTTCTCTTTGAGCAGCGCGACTGCGTGATTCAGCGTCAGGTTCTTGGTAGTGAATTGCGCCGCTGGCTTTCTCAATGCATCCGTCGCTGTGGGCATCGGCCATCCAGCCAGGCAAGCTGCTGCCGCGAGATCCGGACCGTGATTGCGCATCGCCTCGATCAAGCCGCCCTCGAAGGTACGCACTCCCTTCTCCGCGAGCGCGGCCGTTGGCGTGGGCCAACCCGCCAACCACGCGACGCGGCCGAGCAGCGCGTTCAGCGGAACGTTCGCGCACTCGCTGCCGTCCTTGTGATCGCGCGTGGTGGGCGTGGGCCATCCAGAAAGCTCGATCGCGGATTCCCGGCGTGCCGACGCCCGCAGCCGGGAACGGCTGACACCCGAAGGCGTAGTCCAACGTTTCCACGTCAGCTTGTACAAGGTCGATCCAAGGGTCGACGTCCTTGCTCGCAACCTGCTCTCCAAAGACGATTGCAGGTCGGCACTCGCCGATGAGCCAGGAGAAGTCTGGCCAGAGATGCCGCTCATCATCAAACCCAAGGCCTTTGCCTGCCGCGCTGAAAGGTTGGCACGGACAGGAACCGGTCCAAACAGGTCGATCGTCAGGCCATTCAGCGAGTCGAAGCGCGTATGACCAGACACCGATTCCGGCGAAGAAATGGCACTGCGTGTAGCCTCGCAGGTCATCAGGTCGGACATCTTCAATGCTCCTTTCGTCTACGTCGCCCGGCGCGATGTGCCCGGCGGTTATCAGGTTGCGCAGCCACTGCGCGGCGTATGGGTCGATCTCGTTGTAGTAAGCGGCCATCTGCTACCCGGTTTGGACGATCTGTTTCCGGACGGTCGCGGCACGGGACTGGGAGCAGCCAAGGTATTTGCGGATCTCGGTCACGGTCGCGCGGAGTCGCCCGGCGGCAATTTCATCCAGCACGCGGGCAACGTCATCAACGGTCGTTTCCGGTGCAGCCTCGGCTTCTGTGACCGCGTTACTCGCTGCCGTGACTGGCGTTACTGCCGCGCCAGTATTGGGTTTGAGCGATTCGACTGGACGGAACGCGAGCAGCCAGCAGAAGCACGCGACTGCTTCGAGTACGGCGGCGAATGCGAGACTGGCGAGCAGATCGAGGCGACGGGACGCGATGCCGAACGCGGTCAGCGTGCCGGTCACCGGGTCTGTTACAGCAGCTGCGCGCGCGGCGTCGGCGCGATCCTGCGCGGCTTCCTGACGCTTCGCCTCGGTCGCTTCGACGTCGATCGCATCCAGCCGGGCGGCGAGCGTCGCGCGCTCAATACGCAGGCTCGGGCACGGTTCGGCGCAGCGGCGCTCGGTTACTCGGGCCAGTCGCGAGACGACTGCGGCGCGGTCGGCGGCGATGACTGCCGGGTTGCGGCCGGTCGTGACTGCTGGCGGTACGGCCGCGGCGCGCACCTCGCCAGCATGCTTCTGAGCCAGGAGGAAAAAGACCGCGTGTCCGTAGCAGGTGGCCGCCATGCAGCCGATCCAGAGCAGTACGCCGATCAGCCGAACGCGCCAACCATGTGCACGGATCAGGGCAGGGAGCAGATGAGCTGCGACAACCAGCACGACGCCGACGGCGATCCAGAGCACCCGCTCAGCCAGAAACCCGCCACGCTGCCAGCCTGCCATGACTGACAGGCACGCAGCAGTAAGGGTTGCCGGGACTGCGAGTAATGCCGGTTGCGCTCTCATTGGCATCACTGCACCGTCTCCAGCGCGCGCTGTTCACGCCATTGCTTCGCTCGCGCGACGCCGACCCGATACATGCACATGACGTTATGGAAAAGGGGAGCGGCAAGAATGCTGTCGTAGAGCTCGCCCTTGCCGGTCATCACGCCCTGCTTGACCTTGCAACGCTTCCTTGCGAACTCGTCGTAGGCGTACTCGCTGCCCCAGTGTTCCTGATCCGCCTTGCTCAGTTCGTCCCATTGAACGTAGAGCGCGCGGTTCACTTCTTCCGTGTCAGGCATGTCGCACACGCGAATCCATGCCGGGTGCTTCCGACAAAATTCGGCCGCGTGGGCTGAAGCTTGTTCGACGGAGAAGTACTCTTTGGTGTCTTCGCGCGGGCTCATCATTCCGTGTCCAAAAAAGCGAGGGCCGGGACTGCGCCCTCGAAACGCGCGGCTCGGGGGAGCCGCCGCACTCGCAGTTACTCGGGGGAACCCAGCAGGATCGTTGTCGCCGTCTGCTCTTCGATTTGCGACCAGATCGCGCGGAACGCGGCTTCGAGCACCTTGTGCGGGCGCACGAGTTCGTACCAGATGGTCAGATTGCCGTCCTTGACGCGGTACTTGATGCGGGCTTCGACCGGCGACGGCTGGCCGTTTTCGAACACGGGGATTTCGAGCGTGATCTGCGACGGCATCGCGATCTTGTTGCCTGTGGCGTTGATGTCTTCCTTCCAGACGAAGTTGGTGCTTCCGTCCTGGAGGCGTGCGGCCGACACGAAATTGCCTTCCTTGCTAGCTTCGAAGTTGAGCGCGACACTCAGCATCGTCGAGCCGTCCGGCGTCACGATGTCCGGCAGGTTGTCTTCGATCAGTTCCGCGAACTCAAGCTGGTTGAGCGGTTTGCGGTCCTTGCTTGTCCAGGTCTTCCACTCGCGCGAGGCGGGCACCGCAAACTCGACGCGGAACTGACGCCAGTTCGCGCCCTTGCTCAAGTCGTCGCCTGCCAGCGCATGCTCGTACGAGAGGTGATCGTCGATGACGCCCAGGATCTTCGCCGGGTCGAGCGATGCGTAGATCAGGCTCTCCGCACGTTTCTGGCGGTTGAAATAATTCACGAAGCTGTTCGCGTCGCGCAGCTTCACGACGCCGCTTGCTCGTGCCGGGGTTTCGAACACTTCGTCGACGATCTGCGCCTTGTAGCCTTCCGGAACGATGACGAACGGCTTGCCGTCCTGCAGCGTGCTTTTCTGCGCGCCGGCGAGCGAAGTGCCGGCAGCGAGTACAGCGGCGACGTTCTGTTCGCCTTGGAAATCGTGGAGCATGGTTTATCCGTTTAGAGTTGATAGATGAGAGGTGATTGACGCGCGATTAGCCGAGCGCGACGCGGGGGCTGCTGTCTGCCAGGGAGATGCCGGGCAGCTCGGTTTGACGCTCGCTATGACGCGAGAGGTTGTTTTCGACTGTCGGGAAGAACACCTCGGCGGTTTCTTTCTCACGCGGCAGCGTCGCGACGACCTTGCCGGTCACTTCGAGCGCGTCCTGCACCTTGGCGAACGGCTTCACTTCGAGCGTGATCGTGATCTTCCCGGCCTTGCCGGTGTCGCGAACCATCGCGACCAGCGTGTTCAGTTCGTTCGTCGCCTCTTCGACGACTGCGCCCCCGCGCAACTCCATGAGGGTCTGTGTAAAAGCTTTCTTCATTGCTTGACTCCGTTTTAGAGGTACTGCGGTTATTCGTAGTAGCGCGTATAGGGCACAGCGTCGCTTTCGTGCTGCAGGCCGCTATCGCCTTTCTTTGCCGAGATAAAGATGCACGCCGTCAGGAGACCGAGAGACGTGCCGATCATCAATCCGGTAAGGAATACTAAGCACATGGTCATGATTGGATCCATTTCGGTGAGACTTTTCGGGATCAGGTGCAGCGAACCACGCTGCAGCGTTCAAGTTCAGCTGCGCGATGTTCCGACGCAGCGCAAAACATCATGTAGAGAGCCACGACGACAGCGGCGCCGGCCCAGATGCGGATCTGTTCACGCATGTCAGACGCCCAGCAAGTGGCAGAGTCCGCCAGCGACAAACGGCATTGCCGCGATAGCAGCGAGCGAGAGGCCGGGACGCTTCGTCGTGTTGCGCTTGTACTGGGCGAGTTCTTCGTCCGTGAGCGGCGGCAGGCTGTCGAAGTATTTGGCTTCGTCGGCAATGCGCGTCGCGAGGGTATGAAGTGGCTTAACGGCTTCCATCTCGATCACCTGTTGTTCAACGAGGGGAGACGGGGATAGCCCTTTTCGAAGGCCACCTCGATCTCTACCTTCACGCGGTAACGGACCAGATCAGAGAGGGTGAGGACTGCGACTGAGCGACCGACTCGAACCACAAACCGGCAATGGCCGTCGAGGCTCTTTGCTGCTGCACGGTGCATCGCTTTTCTGACATTCATCTCTCACTCCAGGCTGTTTCTGGATCGGCGCTCAACGGTCAGCGCTTGAGATGAATACTACAAATGTATTTATAGCTTGTCAATACAATTGTATTTGCGAATAGATTCTGAAAGGGGCATGTATTTACCGTGGTGCCGAAGAAACAAAAAAGCCCGCGCGTGGCGGGCTTCTCTTATGTCGGCTGGGGTTAGTGCACGTATTTGGCGACAAAATACGCGGCAGCGACCAGCGCAGCGCACGCGCCGACGATCTTCCAAGTGAGGGAATGCAGCGCTTCGTGCAGATCTGATTTCGTGGCGACGGCTTCCAGGCGTGTCTCTATGCGCGCCAATCTGTCGCGAGTTTCAAGGTTTGCCGCTTCGAGGGCTGAAATTCGAGCTTCCATCCCGCCATCATGGCCACCGCCACCGCCGCCGTCAATTGGTCTCTCGACTTTCGCCTCGATCTTTCCGAGGCGTTCCATAAGTGAATAGTCAGGGCTAGCCATGCGATGTGCTGTCCGATCGGTTCTGTTCGATAGCCTTGCGGATGGAATCGGTAGATTCTTCCAGGCTGTCGATTGCGGTGGTCAGCAATACCATAATGGGTTCTGCTTTCTCGCGGTCGACGCCTTCCAAAACGAGGTATGTCACTTTGGCCAGTGCCTTCATCGTCGCTAACTGTGTACGAGATAAGGAGCTGAGCGCATCAATTTCTTGCCTAGTCAATCCGGCCTCCACGCTGATGGTTTGGCGATCCAGCCGACATAATGCATCTTGTCTATTTCCGATCGGTCGATCGAAAGCTTGCCATGCGTCTCGTTGACGGAGAGCAGATGAACCCGCCCGCTGGCCTCGTAGATGAACTCCTTCACCATGACGCGGCCGTCCTTCGACTTTACGAGCACCTCGTCACCCGGCTGGATCACGTGGTTGGGCTCGATCACAACGAACTCGCCGTCTTTAATCCGCGGGCGCATGCTGTCGCCCTTGCATTTCAACGCGTACGCGTCTTTGTCCTTTGTCGGGACGTCGACGTAGCCGTCACCATGGCCAACGGGATACTCGATGTCGGCCCAAAATCCATTGTCACCGAGCTGCGCCATTCCAACTACCGGTATGCCCCGCCAGCCAGTGACGGGTAAGGGGTTGTATTCGTCGTTGTATCGGACTGCCGTAGTGCGCGAGCCCTTGCCGAGCATCAACCATACGGAGTTGATGCCGAACTCCTCCTGGAGGGCGACAGCCTGATCCACACCTATTTGTTTTGACTTTCCTGAAAGCCAGCCAGCGACGATTTCCTCGGTCGTTTTGGCGGCGGCGGCGACTTTGCTGATGTTCCCGCCGGCTTCCTCAAGAACAGATTTGATCCTATCAGCCAGCCCTGACGCCCCCATTGCGGGAATAGAGCCTGTTTCGGCCGTCTCTTTGCCCGTTCCCGTTAGCCATTCGACAGTTACGCCCAAGGCAGCTGCAATTTTTGGGAGGCGCGTCGAACTCTGGTTTCGGCCGCTTTCTAGGTGCCCGATGGTGCTCTGACTGACGCCGGCCTTATCGGCTAGGTCCTCTTGCGACCAGCCGAGCCGGGTTCGAGCCTCCGTGAGGCGTTTTCCAATATTACTCATGTATTGGATTGTGCCCGAGGAGTCAACTACATTGGGATTGACTGGCAAATACATATGTATTAGTCTGTGGCTGTTATCACTCGAAAGAGGCAATCATGGACGCGCGACAGCTCGTCGTTTCGATCAGGAAGCAAGGTCTCTCGCAAGAGCAGATCGCGGCGCGCACTGGTTTGTCGCAGGGCGCGATCAGCCATATCGAAACCGGCCGCCGTAAAAACGTGTTCGCGACGACGAAGGAGCGGCTCCAGCAACTTCACGCGGAGTTGGCGAACGCGGCGTCGGCGGAGGCCGCCTGATGCTCACCGCTGCCGAACAGAAGCAGATTCGGGACGCACTGTGCGCGATTGCAGTTCGAGGCGAGCGTTTCCAGGGTGAGCTTGCGCAGACGCGCGAGAGGCTGACGACGGAATTTCTCGCACTGAAAGGGGCTGCAGCGCAGCCAGCAGCAAAAGCGAAGTGATTGCGCCGGGCTGAAGCACGAATAGCGTCACCGCTGTTGTCATTTTTGTTTTCCAGTTTCTTGTCGTTAGCTAGCACTTTAGTAGTCCTCACGTCAAGAAAACACGTCTGAATGGGGCCCCAATTGAACGTTACCGACACCGCACATTCCGTCGCTCACGACTACGAAGGCGGATGTGAATCGCTCGCGCCGCGCATGGGCCTGTCCGCGAACGTGCTCCGCAACAAGGTCGATCCGCGCAAAGACAGCCACAAGCTGACGCTGGACGAGGCCGTGCGCATGAGCGACATGACGGACGACGACCGCGTTCTTGAAGCGTGGGCGCGTCACCGCGGCTTTGCGCTCGTGAAGATGCCGGACGTGACCGGTTGCAGCGACGGCGCGATCGTCGAACTGATGGGCGAGGCATGGTCGACGCATGGCGAGGTCGGCAAGCAGATCTGCAAAACGCTCGAGGACGGCCGCGTCGAAGAGAAAGAGGTCGCGCGTGTGGAAACGAGCATCTACAAGCACGCCCAGGTGCTGTTCAACATTTCGGCGCGTCTGCGCGGCATGACGGAGTAACCCTTATGCGATCAACCCACACACAGCTGGCAGGCTACGACTCGATGACGAGCGCGAAGCGCTGCACGCAGAAGCAAATGATCCTGAACCTGTTCTGCGGCCCGGACGTGAAGCTGACACGCCAGGACATCGCCGACCGCACGAACCTGCGTCTCTCGTCCGTGTGCGGTCGCGTGCGCGAGCTGATCGAGGGCGACGCGCTGCGCGTGCGCGGCTCCGTGAAGTGCGCAGCGACCGGCGTGCACAACGAAACCCTTGGTCTGCCTGCCGCGAACTGACATGAGCGGATACGCACACCAATGGGCGAAGCGTCAGCGGGTCGGCGACTCGTCTGCGAAAACGCTGCTTAAGACCTACGCGAACTGGGCCAGCGAGGACTATTCGACGTGGGTCACCAACGAAGAGCTTGAGCTCGACACCGAGCTCAACATCCAGACGATCCGCAGCGCGCGGAAGAAGCTCATCGAGCTTGGCTATCTGATCGAAACGGACAAGCGCATCGGCCGGACGCAGAGCATCGTCGTCTACCAGATGCTCGCTCCCGCCGGCGCGACGATCGTTCAAAGCATTGATGCTCGTGGCGAAACAATCTCGCTGAGCCCGCCGACCCTCGAAGAGTTTCTGACTAAGAGGGGTGGAAAATACAGCCCCTCCAAATCTCACCCCTCTAAGGGTGGTGGAAATTCAAGCCCCTCCAAATCTCAAGCGGCTTCAGATCCCACTTCAAGCCCCTCCAAATCACACGTCGAAGGGGGTGAAATTTCACCAGAAGCCCCTCCAAATTTCGACACCAAGATAGCTTTAGTAGAGCAAGAGAAAGAAGTAGCTCAGCAACCTGCGCGGCGTGCGCCGCGAGTCGCGTTGCATGCCGAACTGCAATCGACCGAACTGCCCGATTGGCTCGCGTTTGAAGATTGGGACATGTGGTGCGAGCACCGCGAGGCCAAGAGCAAAGACGCGCCTTGGACGCGCGGCGCCGCGATCGTGTCGATTCGCCGCCTGACGAAGCTACGCGACCAGGGTCTTGATGCTCGCGCCGTGATCGAGGAGGCGGTGCTGCGCGGGTGGACGGGTCTGTTCCCGGTCAAGCCGGATACGCCGGTTGCTGGCACGACGGCCGCTGTCGCTGCCGATTGGTGGAAAACGTCGAGCGGGATCGAATCGATGGGCGCGCGTCATAGCCTGAAGCAGAAGGATGGCGAGACGTTCATGCACTTCAAGGTCCGTGTTTTCAAGGCAGCAGGTCCGGGCGAATGGATGGAAGACATGCTGCGCACGGTCGGGCGGGAGAGCGAGGAACGGTACGAGCAGTTGTACGCCTACTTCAACGACATTCCGCGCGAGAAGGCAGCGCAAGCGGAGGTCGCATGACGAAGCGAGCCACATCCCTGCGCTATCCGGAGAGCGCGATAACCGACGGCAAGTTCGGCACGGCGACGGTTCGCGAGTCGCTCCGTCCCGCGATGACGGCCGCCCAACTGGCGATCTACAAAAAGACCGGCAACCCGCCGCAGACGTCCGCGCTCGATGAGATCGACCTCGACGACCCGTTCGAGATCAAGCGCCCGTCGCTGGCCGACCAGATGGCAGCACGCAAGAAGCTCGCGAAATACCGCAACACGAAGTGCGAGTCGGAGGGAATCAAGTTCGACAGCAAACGCGAGATGGCGCGTTGGCACGAGCTAGTGCAGATGCAGGCGCGCGGCGAGATCCGCGATTTGCGCCTGCAGGTGCCTTTCGTCCTCACCGAGCGCAAGCGGCGCGACGACGGCACGTGGGAGCGTGCGTGGAAGTACGTGGCCGATTTCGTCTACGTCGAAGCTGCGACGGGCAAGCAGATCGTCGAGGACGTGAAGTCAGAGATCACGCGGAAAAACGCGGCATATGTGCGTGCTCGCAAAGCAATGCTGGCGATCCACGACATTTCGATTCTGGAGACCATATGAGCACCGAAGTGAAAAAGACGCGGTGTCGCACGATGAGCATGGAGCAACGGCTCGTGTGCGAGTTCTTCGAGGCGCACCCGAACTCGACGCGCCCGGAGTGCAAGGCAAAGTTGGGTGGCGATCAAAAGGCGATTTCGCGGAAGGTGGATGCGCTGGTGGTATCCGGGTACCTAGTCGCCACCTCCGAGGGGAAGATCCCGACGTTCGCATGCACCGGGAAGAAGTTCCCCCACTCGGATGAATACAAGGCTAGCCAGAAATGGATTGAGGCCAAGATGCGCTCCGCGGCGCGCAACTCGGATCGCGCGATCACGCTTGATCTCGTCGCCGCTTCGATGCACGCGATGGTGACGGTTGGGAGGGCTGCAGCGTGAAGCTCTACATCTCCGGCCCGATGACCGACCTTCCCGAACTCAACAAGCCGGCATTTCACGCCGAGGCGGCACGGCTGCGCGCGTTGGGATTCGAGGTCGAGAATCCGGCGCTAGTCGAACTCGGTCCAGATGCAACGTGGCTCGATTACATGCGCGTCGACATCAAGCTGGCCGTCGACTGCGACGGTATCGCAATGCTTCCCGGTTGGGAGAAGTCGAGAGGGGCGCCGATCGAGCGGAATCTCTTGCACGACCTGGGTCTGCCGGTCTATCGCGCCAGCACGATCGTCGGCTTTGCGGCCGGCATGGTCGTGCTAAGCGCTGACGTGCTCGCGCCGGCGGAAGCGGAGGCCGCGTGAACCAACCCAGTCCGATCGAACTGCTGCGTGCTGAGGCGGTGAATTTTGAGGAAGAGGCGACGGAGGTCTGCGGATATTGGCGTGGGCACCTTGTCTGGGTGGAGCGCAAAGACG